GTGAATCCTTCTCCATTGATTTTTTTATCAGCCTCTTCCAATAGACTACACTGACGACCCATGTCCACGTAAATCCAGTACGATGTGTCTTGTTCCTCAATCATGTAAACACAATTGCGAAAGGCCTTGTCAAAGGCTTCTCGCACCTCTTCCGTACTGGTAGGTCCTTCCACGTAAAACCGAGATGTTCCAGGTTCCATTTGCTCCATTTTACTTGTTTAGATTGGAAAGGCATTTCAATTTTTTTCACCATTTAGACTTTTTTACTTGGATCTGCTGTACGTTTTTCTTCTTTGCATTGGGATCGTAGCTCGTATCCTCTTCATCGGGTAAATTCTTGGATAACTCCCAGTACTCTTTGGACCCCAACTTGAACGTAGGATGCGGTTCAGCCTTGTACCAAAAGATTTGATCGGTGAGTTTATTACTTTTGGAATTATTATTGATCACGAGACATTCATAATTCTCCGTACATTGATCCATCACTTGACAGAACGATTCAAAGGTAGGGAACATACCAGCATAATTATCATAGATTCGCTTACGGTTCACCAAGTACGGTTCTCTCAAAATGAACACATAGTCAATATTGGTACGCAAATTGGGTGGTATACCAAGGGGATACTGCATGGTAATGATGAGCATGATTTTCCAATGCCGACCGTTCATGAAAAGTAAACGCATCAATTTATCTTTGGTCCATCCATTATCGTAGAGACAATCATCTAGGATACAAAACGCACGTGGATCAATGTTACACTTTTTGTAAACGGCCATTTCTTTTTGAATTTGCTTCATGCATTGCTTTTGACGTTTCAAAATGTTCTCAATGATTCCTGTACTATATTCATCATGAATGAATAATTTAGGAATATGTTCACTATAAAAGCAATTGCCAGCCTCTGTACCTGAAATCACCGTGCCAATGGGTATATCTTGTTGATAGTACAGTAAATCTTTGACAAGGTAACTCTTTCCTGTATCACGACGACCGATGAGAACAATGACGGGACCCTTGTTTTCATTAGGACGAAAACTAATAGAACGCATATCAAATTTTTTCAACTCTAGCGTCATTTAGTATAAACGTACAAGGGAAATGTTGCGTTTAAACGTAAAAATTGATTTAAGTAAAAACTCTTTACAAGTACTATGGAGTTTTGCACTGTCTGCGAAAATATGCTTTTTCTGACCAATGTTGAGGAAAAGTTAAGATTTCAATGCAAAAAGTGTGGCTTTGAAAAAGATGCCACCTCTAACGTCGTGTGCTCTCTATCGTTTCAGAAGAAGGAACAACACACGAGCGTCATTCACAAGTATACCAAGTTGGACCCTACGTTACCTCGTATGAGGCTAAAGTGTCCTCTAGAAACGTGTAAAAATCATGAGGAAGGTGACATTATACAGGTGCGATACAATGAGACAGAATTAAGTTACGCGTATTTGTGTCCAGAGTGTGATACGATCTGGAAAATGGATAAAAATTGATATAGAAATAATCTACCACTAGTATCAAATGAGTGACGATGAGGCTGACTATGAAGAAATAGAGGAAGAAAGTGACGTGGAAAGTTTAGAAGAGGAAGAGGAAGAACACGTGGATACGTATTGTGTGGAAGATAATGATTATGAAGAACCGGAAGAAATAGAAAAATTATTGAAGCAGCCGAACTTTGTGGTCCAATCGCATCCGCAAGAGCAAATGATTCCTTACGAGGAAGTATTGGCCTTATGCACGATTCAGCGTGATGTCAATGGCGTTATTGTAGATCCTCACCATACAAGTCTGCCTTACTTGACGAAATATGAATATACGCGTTCTATAGGGATTCGTGCGACTCAAATAGAGCAGGGGGCAGAGATATTCATTGAGACGGATTCTATAGATAGTTATTGGATTGCAAAGGAAGAGGTGCATCAAAAGAAGGTTCCGTTTATTTTCAAGCGTCCGTTGCCGAATGGACCGATAGAATATTGGAAGTTGGAAGATTTAGAAATATTGTTCTAATGTATGAAGACGAGGAGAAATAGAAAAGGAGGAGGACCTTTTAGTTTTTTTGGATCTAAACCTGTTGCCACGCCTGTACAAACTATGCCAGAAGCAACTCTGGTAACACCTGTACAAACTATGCCAGAAGCAACGATGGCAACACCTGTACCAGATGGTAAGGAAATGCCCGAAGCAAAAGTCTCGCCAGAAGCACAATTATTGACACCTACACCATCAGAAAACCCTTCAGGTAATCCTACAGTAGACAAAGCGGTTGCTGATTTATACGATTTAAAACCTGAATTCCAAAATTATCACATGAGAGGAATCATCAATGCTATTGGAGTGTGCAACTCAACAGAAAAAATGCAAAATAATGCAGCTGGTATTGCAGTTGGTATTGTTAATTCAGTTCCGAATGCTTTTGGACGTGGATATGAATCTAAGATTGAAATGACACAATGTGGATCACAATGTAAAGCACGTTCTGAAAAAGTAAAGGCAGCACTAAAAGAGTTATTAAGAATAGGTGAAGGCAACGATGCCTTAGGTTATATTGGTTCAGGAAGAGTCGCAGTCAACAGTGCAGGTTATTTAGGTAACTCCGCTGTATCACTTTTTAATAGGGGTAGGAGTTTATTAACACCAAGGGCACCAGTATCTCAGGTTGCACAGGAAGGACAAGTTGCACAGGCAGGTCAGGGTGCACAGGCAGGAGGACGTAGACGTACCAGACGTCGGTAGGCAGAACCATTATAAGGATGTAGATGTTAGTTACGTTTTCTTTTACGTCTAGTTTTGCGTTTACCACCTTTTTTGACAATATCTATTTTTATTATTGGAAGAGGATAAAACTCCTGTAACGATTCTTGAATATCTCTTTCTAAAACCATTATCTTTTCCCGAGTTTTATCATCTAAAGTACATCCAAATGAAAATAATGTGGTAGGGCCAATGTTTGTACATACTACGCGTATGCTATAAGTAAACTGACTGTTATACTCACATGGATATCCCAACAAATGACCTAATCTACTATTTTCTTCTGGTGTGATTACATTAAATGCAAGTTCTACATGTTTTAAAAATTCAATATCTTCTGGAGGTAAAGTTGGCTTTACAGCAAAAAAAATTCTTCCATTCTTATGAATAATCATAGTAAGTCCAGCTCCAACTACTTCTGATGTTATTTTATTTTGGTGAGCTCTTAATTTTGGATGATTTGGATTTACAGTTCCATGACCAAATAAATAAACATGTCTTATTGTACTATTTTTAACACACTCGTAATTCAAACGTCTATTTATTTCAGACTCTATTGTAATTGGTGGATAACTTGGAGGTACTGCACTGAGGTTCATACTTTTACGATAGTTAATTGTTTCGTAAATAAAAACTTTTCTACGGTTCTGTTACGTCGTTTCAAGTTACACGCCAAACAACTAATAAGTACATTGTTCGTGTTATGTCCCATGGTATTATCTATGCGATCTAGCGTCCACTGCTTCGGGTCTCTCTTCCCGTACTCCATCAACACCTTATCTTTACAATAATAACAGGTATAGTCGCATTCCTTTAACTTTTGTTCTACTTCGTCACGTTTAATGCAGTGATATTCACTATAAATCTCAAACTTTTTGTCTTGAGATTTATAACCGTTTAATTTTTTAGCAATCATAGAATGAGGGTTTAAAAATAAGACGCCTTTACGTACGCTTCTCCTTCTTTACGGCAATGTTTCAAACTACATTTTATGTTTTTATCCTTTAGCATTTCTTTCATGGTCATATTTTTAAGATGACAATGTTTCATCACGCATTGCATGTATCTCTTCTTTGTAGCCATGTACCGTTTTTTTAGAGTTGGTGTCCTAAACTTTCTCGTTTGATTACACACCATAACCTATGTGTTAGAAAAGAGCCGCAAGAGAATAGGCCTCATCTTCTTTACGACAATGTTTCCGAACACATCTCATAGATTCATCTTGATTTATTTTACGAACATTACACCGCTGCCTCACGCATCTCGTGTACTTGTTCTTTGCATGGTAAAATTGTTTACGAAGTCGGGTCTTCATACTTACCAGTAGAGATAATAAATGGAATTCTCCGTGTAGATAATGTAGTACGATTCATGAGTAGTCATGTATTGAATGGAACTTGTAATCCATCCCTTTCCGTTATACCACTCTCCCTCACAATAGCGGTTACCATTTTTGTGAATGATGGACCAATTGTACAACGCGTTCATGAGTGGATAACCTGAAACGTATTTATATTCTTTTTTTAAACATTTAAGGAGCACCGCCAATCTCAAGTGGCTGGCGCGTGACATCATATTCAATGGTAGAGTTGTTCCAAGGTCCTACACTTCCTTGAGGATTGGGTGGCTCCGACCGTAACTGTAAGTTGGCGTTGCGCATGGTAGAGCCTACCGTGTTAATACCAATCATGGAACCAGCCTGAAGAAGATTGACCGACTTTAACATACCTCCTCCTTGAGGATTGACCGATGCCCATTGCGAGTTGGTGTCATTGGGTAAAAGCGCACTGGGATCATCAAGCTTGGAAGCCTGGGCGCCGTACATGTTGGTCTTTACACCATTGGCTTGAGCATAATTGTCTTCTCCTAAAGAAATAGGAGAAGGTGTCATCTTGCCTTGACCACCCGAGTACATTGTATTTTTTGTTTTGTCTTGTCCAGATTTATATAAAAAAACGCCTAAAACAAGTAAAGCCCCTACCACTAAAAGAAGTTCTTTATTTTTGCCAAGGTTCATATAATAGAAAACATAAAATTTATTCGTCCAAATCATACG